TTACGCTTCTTGGTATATATCCATCACGATCAAGATCATCAGGAACATCATCGGCAAAAGCATTATCCGGCAACATCTCGGAGTTTTTCTTCCAACCTTTTACATTAAGTTCGCGCTGCGCTTTGTCATGAGCTTCTAAACTTCCCCACGATCTCTCGTCTATGTTCTGATATCTATTTTTTGTTTTTGGCATATTGCAAACCCGTAAAATTGTTCGTGTTACTTCCCGGCCAGCTCTCCGCCGCAGGCAAGATATCCGCAACCGTCAACCCAGTTATCCTCGTGATTCGGGTTAGACGCTATCCTAGCAATCTTCAGCAGAGTCATCTTTACTGCTGTGTCCATCCCGATAGGCAAATCATCCGGCTTGATGCTGTCCCACAAATACCAAAAGCTTTCGATGTTTTTAAAATTGTCCTCCATGTCCCCGTGATCTGCTGCACGATCTTGTGTTACATAGCCCTTCGCTGTGTCTAATACTTCCGCTCTTTTCATTATCAATCCTTTTTATGTGTATGGCACTGCCAAGTTAAACCGTGATCGCTGCTATACCAGGCCTGCTCGGACTCACAATCCGAACAATTCTTCGTAATGTGCATTTTCCGCTGCTTCCGCCGAGCTTCCTCCATTCGGTCAGCGAGCTTTTTCATCTCTAGCTTTTTAAACGGGGTAGAAAACTCCCCGAACAAATCTTTAATATCAGACATTATCTCTACCTGTTACTGCTTCATATTCACCCCGAGCCATAGGCCCATCAATTGCCCCGAGCCAGATTTTACCACCTGTTGCGGTCAACTGGAACTTATCAATACGTCTGGCCTGCTGCAATTCCCGAACATATCTTTCAAGAATTGTTTTGCTAAGACCCTGCAACACTTCAGGAGCATCAGCATCCTCTACACGCCGAGAAACAGCGTTGTTGCCACTCATATGTGTAAGAGCAATACCACGCCGCTCGCAGTGAATGATCCAGTCACACATCGCATCAAGCTTCGCCTCCCGAGCAGAACCAGAATCCAGAGCTTCAATTTGTTCGGTTCTATCCACCAGCAGGCCCGTGTTTGGATCCCGGACAAAATGCCGAACATTTCTACTGGCAGGCCCGTTGGACTTCACAACAGCGCCATCAAAACAAGTGTTTCGCTGATATGGAACGCCGAGCTTCTCACAGGTTTTTTGACCCCGAGCAGTGTCCACTTGCCACAATGCAAACGCAGATCTAACACCATCCACAAGCGCACTGGTTCCCCGAATAAGATTGCGAGCTTGTTCAGGCGTCTTGATTACAGCGTCATCCTTAACCTTTGTCATGTGGTGACACATCAGAACTGCGGCACCTGTTTCTGTTGCAATCTGTGCCAGCAGACCGGTAAGAGCAGCACCCGCAGCAGGATCAGCATTAACATCAGCATGAACAAAAGACGCGAGCGGATCGAACACAATGAGCTTCAGGTCTTTCATCTTTAAGATTTGTTCGTAAATCTTTTCAAACTCCTGACTCGTGCTGAACTCACCATTAACTTCCGTCAAGATAGGGAACACGCCCCCGACATTTGGCAGTGGCACAACCTTCAAATCATAGGCGTAATTCATACGCTCCTGAAATGGATCAAGCCGATCAATCCGGCGGTGCATCTCACCCTCGTCATCCTCCGCTGTAAAGATCACCACGTTCCCGAACTCTCTAACCAGACCTCCAAATGCGTTGGTCATTGGCTTGCCCGATGCGATTTTCATTCCCATATCCAGCGTCATCATGCCCTTACCAGCATCACCCGCAGCAGAAAAGATAATCGGAACCCCGAGCGGAAACGTGCCATCAATCAGAAACTTCTGCACTGGGGCATCACCAGAAAACCGCGAGGCAGAAAATGTATCATCCAGCAGATTGATAGAAACCTTTGTTGGCTTCGCTTTCGACTGCAAGAAATCCTGAATATCAAAGCCTTCAGAGATAGCGTCAGACGCATCCCAACCATCAGGCTTGCCCATTGGTGGTGTGAGCATAGTGACAGACCGCGCACCAGCCGCAATTGCCAGATCCTGAATAAGATCGGCCAGCTTCTTTCCAGCAGTGTCATTGTCAGGCCATAGGATCAACTCCTTACCCTGAAGCGGGGAGAAATCATATTGTGCAGCCGTCCTCTTTGTCAGCGCACCAGACCCGCCGATTGTACAGGTTGCCGTGTGTCCCTCATTATTCAGAGCATCAGCACACTTCTCGCCTTCGACCCAGATTACGCGGCGTGATGCCATCACGTTAGGGATGTTGTACAGCGGCCTGATATCGGGGAACTTTGAATATGGTGATCCCTCAATGAACGGACGGAACTCTTTCTTTGGCTTACCGTTTGTATTTAAAACAGGATTGCCAGCCATGTCCTTGACGTTATAGCGCCGTACAGATACAAGCACTTCGCCATCAGCATTCGTATATACATACTCAGCGTCAAACGGAGTGTTGGCATTGAACTGTTGCTTTGCCGCCTGAAAAGGATTTTCTACAGGTCCGTTATCCCGAACAATTTGCGGCGCATTATGGTCAAGATAAGTCCCGAACATTTCTTTGATCTCACCGAGCTTCATGCCGCGAGCTTCCATTAAGATCTTTACGATGCCGCCAATCCCGACACCACCGTTAAAGTCCTGACCCTTCATAAAGTTTGAAGAGTGTGGATCAATGTTAATTTTCATGGATTGACCAGGATCGCCCAGCAAAGACCCAAGATAAAACGTGTTGCCTGCGACACGACCAGCAGGAAACGTATCCCGTAGGATGCGAATTTGTTCGCTTTTCGGTACGCGGCGCGAAATTTCTTCGACTAAATTATTTGCCGAAATACTAGATGTAGTATTGCCAAACCTAATTACACTCATTATATTGATTCCTGTTAAGCATTGTTACCTCGGAGGGGGCAGTTTTCTGGACTGTCCCCTTTCTTTTATTCAGCCCAGCAAGTATTACGAAATTCGCACCACTTGCAACCATAATAATCATTGTTCTGTGCGACACGCGGCAAAAGCTCTTCTGCTCTTGTCGCTTTTATTATGTTTACGGCCTTATCGCTAGTAGCTTGTGCAAGCTCCGCATTGAACGGAACAAGCTCAATATATATCTCACTTGTGTTTTTATTCAACACAGTAAAGCAGCAGGGATGCTCGGCAAGATCCATATATGCTTGGTACAATGCCACCTGTGCTGCGTAGACTGGGTTAGCCACCGCAACACCATTACGAACAAATTCCTTAAACTTCTTATCCGATGCTGACTTACACTCCCACAGCATTGGATATCCTAGATTTAACGGGCCGCTGACAATGATACCGTCAACATGGCCCCGAACCTCACCATCTGCTGTATCAAAAGCAAATTGTTCGCCTTTCAGCTCCGTGCGCAAATCAAACCCAGCGTCACGAAAGATCAATATCATCATATCTTCGATGCTGTGGCCAAGCGCAAACGTGCGCAGTGTCTGAGCAGGAAAGCCTTTATCTTCGTCTTTCTCCTGCCCCATATACCGGTACTGTAGCTTGCGAGCGCAAGGATCCCCGAGGGAAGATGCCCCTAGATACCTTCGCTTCGGGGCATGATATTCTTTCTCTTTAATCCCCCGATCTAACTCTTTTATGATGTAGTCGGCAACATCAGAATGGGACGTCCTCTGCTGTTTCAGTGCAGAATCTGCCGCCTCCATATCTGATGTAAACTTCCGTAAGGTATTGCTGAGTATAGACATCTTCTAACCCTTCTATGGCTTGAAAAACCACGGCGATAGCCACGATTTCATCTTCATTGAGATCGCAAAGGCGTTTTTCCCACCCGATGTTTGCGAACAATTTCCCGATTGTTTTTAGTGGAGAGTTATTGTTCCCTCCGCCGTTGCTATTCCCCATGTTTCTTCTTCTCCTTCCATGCGACCAAACGCAATCATATACATGATGGAGTCGCCAAAATATATTTCGGCATCGCCATCCACAAGAATATTATCGTATTGCTCTATATAATCACTGATCGCGTCCATGACCTTATCATGAACCTCCTCACCATCATTAGGATCCTTCACTTGGATGAAACAAGATATTTCTATCTCACTATCATCAGCTAAATTCAATGTAACCTGAAGATTTCCACGGTTCATGCTCTTTCTTTCTGAATTATGTTTTGGATTGTTCCGTCAATAAACTGCTTGTTCCAGACATAATTCAGCATACACGCTGCCTTGTACTTAGTCCACGAGAAGTCGAATGCTCCCACATGAACTCCGTGACGATTTAACTTATCTCTTTGTTTTTCGCTAACTCTATCATTGAGCCAGCGCTTTGTTTTCTTTGCACTATCTCCATCCTCATTGGTTCGCAAAAAATCGTCAGCCGCCGCCATAGCCTGGCGTAACGTGCCAACACTGACCAGCCTTACCCTGCCTTGATTTCTTTTAACAACTGCGGCAGAAATGTGGCCTAAATCGGCTACAATAGCAAAGCCGTTAAACCCTGTTGCTGCCCAACACGAACCTGTTCCAAACAAATCAATCCAGCGAAACGGCGAGCGTTCCATTAGATCGACCTCTGTTAATTCAAAATGCTCAAGAGCTTCTGTATTCTGCCCTTCAAACTCATGCCCACAGATAGGGCATTCACGAACACTAAGCGGAACCTCTGAGTCGCATTCTGGGCATACTTTAATTGGTGCATCACCGCCAGACTTACCTGTGCTGCCGTCAAGATCAACAGCGTCATCAAGCGAGCCGTGCGTTAGAACTGATGTACCAAAGTCCATAACGATGCAGTTTGTTTTGACCACATCTGGAAACTCATCAATATCAACTGTGCGCAAGCCCCGCCCAATCATTTGCACCATTGTGGCTTTATATGAGCAGGGGCGTGTCAGGATAACGCAAGATACAGGCGGCGCATCAAAGCCTTCGGTAAGCACTGCAACATTAACCACGACTTGCATATCACCATGAGCCAGATCATTTAGAATTTCTTCTCGCTCATCTTTTGGCGTATCGCCAGTGACTGTTGCAGCGACAACGCCAGCATCAGCAAACTCTTCACACAAATCTTGTGCATGTTTGATTGTAGAACAGAACACGATTGTCTTTCTGTCATGCGCCTTGTCCATCCACTCATCAACAACCTTCTGGTTGATGGCGCGGCGGTTCATAATCTTTTCGACTTGATCCATATCAAAGTCGGCAATGGTCTTTCGTACATTGCGCAACTCATCTTGCACACCAACGTCAATGACATATGTTTTTGGCCTTACCAGAAACCCTTCATTGATCAGCGTAGAGATTTCGATTTGGTGACTGCAATTGCTGAATATGCCGCGCAGACCCTTCTTGTCGCCACGGTTAGGTGTAGCCGTAAAGCCAACCACTTGAACGCCCTCATTGGCCTCCTTTGCGGCGTTAATGATACGTTGATATGTGTCTGCTACAGTGTGGTGCGCCTCATCAACCACGATCATGTCAATCTTTGGCATAGTCGCCAGATTGTTTTCGCGGGAGAGCGTCTGAACCATTGCGAATGTAGCATCGCCTGACCAGTCTTTTTCTGTAGCATTGTACATACTGCTAGTCAGGGAAGAATTTACTTTGTGAAACTTTGTAGAGTTTTGTGAAACCAGTTCATCACGGTGCTGCAAGATCAGCACGTTGGTATTATTTTTATATCGCTTGCCCACAAGCGCGGAAAGCATGATTGTCTTTCCGGCACCTGTAGGAGCCACGACAAGTGTATTGCCGTGCTTGTCTAAAGCGTCAGAGGCGGCATTGATAGCCGCCTCTTGGTATCCCCGCAAGATCATTCTGCGATCCGATATTTGTTTGCAGAGATTGATTTGTCGTACTGCTTTCTGATCACAAAACCACCACTACGCAGTTCGCTCATCTCATGATAGACAGTACCCTTACGCTTACCCAACTTAACTTGCAGTTCGGAGATTGTGTAAGGTTTTCCGCTTTCAAGAAGAGCGCGTAACGGATCGCAGTAACGCGGATGATTACGGTTTTTGTTTTCATATTTTGCATATTCAGCACCGAACAGAGCATTCAAACCCGGCTCCAGTTCTTTAGCTAATTGCGCTCTAGTATAGCCTTTTTCTTTTGCTGGCTCTTGCAAACCAAAGATGGCTTTAAAAATTCTTCTCAACATCGTGACCTCCTATTGCGCCCAAGATGGCGTAACACCACCTTGTTGTTGTGGTGCAGCGGCTTGTTGTACAGGCGGAGCATAAGCAGGTGCTTGTGCAACAGGAGCCTGTACAGGTGCGGTACCAGCGGCAATAAAGCCCTTGGCATCAGCGGTAAGAACAGCTTTGATCTTGTTCTTATCTTCGTAACCATTGGTGCCTTTTTCGATGCCGATTACAAAGCAGATGCTAAGACCATTTAGATCACCAACACCGTTAAGGCTACGAGCAGCTTGTGCTTGCGGTGACTCATCCTTGGCTGACAGATTAAACGCACTGTCAATCATGCTCTTTAGAGTGCGCAAACCAATCTCTTTGGCAACTGGAATGCCACGCTCTGAAAGCTTATTGCCATCGACAAAGATGTTGTGCCACACCTTACGCTTATCAAAATCACCACCAGCAATGGTTACTTCAATCGGCAACCACTTGGCGCTTGTTGACTGTGACGACTTAAAGAAGTTACCCGCGCCAAACTCTGGCAGATCAATGTCGCCACCAGATAGTTTAACAAAGCCACGAGCGACTGTGCCATCAGGAATTAACTCAAAGGATGTGTTATCATACTCTTGAGCAGGTACGTTGTTTAGGTTAAGCATTGCTTTCTTCTCCTTCTGCAATAACCACTTCATTTGGATTGACAAACGCCATTGGCCTGTCAACCTGTGCTACCCCACCAGACATCTTTTCAAGAAGCTTGCCCAAGTGTGGCTCTTCAATTAAATCCAACCGACCACTGCGGTCTTTAGCTGGATAGTTCCACTTGTTTAGAGTCTGACAAACAAAGGCACGGAACTGATTGCCTTCATCGCTTGTCAATGTTGTCATCGTCAAAACCTCATCAACGATGCCGGGCAATTCGCGCCCAGTCTTACTGCCCTCAATCTGAAGGGAGTATTCATTACGTCCATAATCATCAGTTCTCTCGTCAAGGATGCCGACAAAGATCACGTTCTTATCACGGATATGCTGTAGGTGCGTTAGCCAAGCCATCATCTCACGCCCCTGCATTCCGTAGACTGCACGAGTGTCCAGCTTTCCAGAACGATCAGAGCGAGACTCTGGTTGATTTTGGCAATGACTAAAGCAAAGACGACCAGCTACTGTGATACTATCAACAAAGATCGTATCGTACTTAGCCAGCGTCTGATCTGGATCGCCGTAGATAGAACACACATATTGATAGTGTGCCTTGCTGTACGGCGCATCATCGTTTAGTGCTTCGTTGGGACCGCCCAAGAAGCAAGCAAAGTCACGGCAGTCCTGCCATGTCTTCGGACGCAACACATCAACCTTTACACCTTCGATAGCAGCATCACCTGCCTCTAAGTCCATAAAGAGTGTTGTGTCAGTGTTTAGGGTGCGGACAAGACTGGTCTTGCCCACCCCTGACTTACCCGCGATCACAATCTTGTGACCGCGCTTTTCGGCAAGCCGCTCTTCTGCTGAAATAATTTTAAGCATTATCAACCTCAATATTTACGGATGTGCCTTGCAGAAGAACAGTACGACACTCTGACAGAGCCGCTTTGATTTCTGGTGGGGCTTGTTGGAATTTGGCCTCTGAAACAGATACCTTTACAGAAGCATAGTGCTTCGCTGTATCTCCATCCATCGCATCAAGAGCAGAGATCAACTGATCCTGATCCCAATCAACCTTCTTGCGAAAGTCGAGGGTAATCTTGAACCCATCAGCCTTGAGCGTTGCTTGCCCAAAGTCCTTACCTTTATCAGCAAGGTACTGACGAGCCTGATCTTCAAATTGTTGGATAAGAGAATTGTTAATGACCTTTAGTTCTTTCTGAAGGTCACTAATCTTTTGCATAACATCATTACGCCGCTCATATACTGGCGTAATATCGTTAGGAATAAATGGGGCTGGAGCGTTAAGCATGTTGCCCTCCTTTCGTTTAGTTGCTTCCACGATTTATATTTAGGAAACCTCAAAAGGATTGTCAACTATTTTTCTTAGATAATTTTATCTCAATACCGTGTACGGCTTTCATGAGCTTCTTTTTTAGTTTGAAATCAGCGGTTTCAACACCCTTTGCATCTTCAACAATTTCTTTTGTGGAGCCGTCTTCCTCAACTTCTTTGTATCTGAAGTCTGCAATGTACCTACAAATCTTTTCACCGTTTACAACTATGTCATACTTTATTTGTCTCTCTAAATCTCGTATAGCCCCGGCGCGTTCCATAGCGGTTAACTGCCCCCAACGCTCCGCCTCCCATCTGGAGTCGAATGTAAATCCCATGAACTGCGTCTTCTTTGCGCCATATTTATTATACTTGCGATAACCCTTAAACATGCTAATATATGCCCACTGTTGTTAACTTATGGGAGCATTATAATGGCCGATCCAAAGCAATACAAGTCAGTTGCTGTAGACATTAACACACATAAAAAGCTCGTTAAGCTTTCTACTGATGAACACCGAAAGGTTAGCCAGCAAATTGCAAAGCTTGTCTATGACGCATATCAAAACCGGTACGCAGATGAAGTGAGGTCTGGCATTGGGTCAGCAGCATGAAGGAGAAGGGGCCTATACAAAAGCTTATAGACACGGGGCAATGCCCTCGCTGTCGTACAGCAGTAGACTATGACAAGGAGCCTGCTGTCTGTGAGGTGTGTAAGCTAAAAATAGGAAACGCTACAGACTTTCCAGATAAGAAATAGTGTCTTTCCACGTTAATTCGATTGTGTTCTCGCAAAACTTGCTGGGGTGGATTCTTTTTGACACTTGCTTTGCAACCTTTTGTATAGGCGAAAACCAAATGTTTTCTATGTCAAGGGCGACCATAGCAACGATGTCACAATCAGCTTCTGTGAGCCGTGTTTTTTTGCCGCCTTTTGATGTTATAAATTGATAGCCATTGTTTCTGTTAGGCTCATGTCTTGCTTTAAGCTGGCTTGATTTAACTTGAATGCGGTAGACCCTTCCATCAAGCTCTGCAATTATGTCAGACGTACCCATGTTAACAATGCGGCACTGAACGCCCATCTTTAGCAACCGGAGAGCGCATATGTACTCTCCTATTGCGCCATTATCTACGTTTGAAAGTGAATTAAGGATTGCACTGCTCCCCTTGGCAACAATCATAAATTACTTGATCACATTCTAAACATTGTTCATGTCCATGTACAACAATTGTTCGTAATTTATTTCCGCAACGGGGGCAATGTTTGTAATATTTTTGGGGCGGCTGTTCAGTCGTTTGATTTTTTCCCACAGTTAATAATCTCCTCGATGGTTCGACCGCAGCCAATACATCTTACGCGCTCTTTGTCTAGAACACATATCCCGACACATGGGCTTTTACTCATCAGCTAACGCTCTGAACCTTGCAGTAAGCCTCTTAGCTCGATTAGGAACCTGGTCAAACCAGCGGCTATCTTCTGCCTCTGCGGCCACAGTCATCCATTCTTTAGGGTCTCCCATAGCTTCTGCTACTGCTGCCCACATACGCTTAAATTTGCTAAAGCGAGGGTAGCCAAGATTAAATGTCATGTTGCACAACGCTAGAGCGGCGTCTGGGTACTTCAGGTCAAGCTCGTTAAAGTCTACCCCGACATTGCTGCACAGGCGGTGACAGTCCTCAATGGTGACGGCAATGTCTAAATTAAACGCCTTGCGAACCCTGTCCTCTGATACCTCAGTGCCAACAGGTTCACCATACTCGGGGTCATGCTCTTTGATTAGGTGGCCGATTCCAAACGTAGGGAGATGCAAATGATCTAAATAAATCAAATACTTACAGCCCTCGTCCTCTGCGAGTTCTTCTCTTAACTGATCTTTATTCATGATTAAGGTTGTCCTGTTCCAAGCAGTGTCGCTGTGGCTGGATTAATTCCTAGCGCTTGTGCAACGGCTGGGTTTTGTGCCGCTTGCTGGCGTATGGTTGCTGCGTTAGCAGGAGGCCCACCAACTGGCTGCGTGTTAGGCGCAAGCGGCTGTGTTACATTCACCTGACCAATGCCTGATGCAGACACGGGTGGGTTCATGCGACTTTGTATCTGCGACAGTTGCTGGTTAAGGCCAGAGTTTTCCATTACAGCGCTAATTTGTTTAGATGCTTCGTTTGTACCCTCTTGCAGGGCTTGACCCGGAGTCTGCGCTACAGCAGCACCAATCAATTGCCCTAAAAGCTCTGACTTTGATTTTGGGCTAAGACCTTTTGACATTCGCTCATAGTCCTTTACAACCCTGCTATAAATAGGTGCGGAGTCAAGCAGCTTTCCAACAACAGTCATCCGAAGAATTGTTCCGATATTTTTTAAGGGGTTTGCTGCGATATTAGCTGCAACAAGATCACCGCCTTGAGCAGTTCTTGCGTTTGCTGCCAAAATCTTTGCAAACTTTTCCATGTCAATTCCCATTTGCTTGCCAAAAACAGCTCGTAGCTTTCCCTTTTCAGCGGCGGCTGTGAAGGCGCTAGACATGCCCTGCAAAGCCTTACCGTCAATGAGTGCGCTAACACCAAACTCTTTAGTCAAGTTAGATAGAAAGAACTGTCTCACAGTTTCTTTACCGGTATCATCAAGTGAATTCATAATTGACTTCACTTCATTTGATTTAGCACCACTAGCAGAAATATAAGAAGCCGCTGTTTGAGGGTTCAGAGCTTCATCAGCAAGTATTTTTTTACGAATGCTGTTTGATTGGAAATCAAAATATTCTTTTTGTGCCTTTGCAACATTTTCCAAAGTGTTAATAAGAGGCTGTCCAGCCCCCATAGACCTAGCGCCAAGCAACGCGCTTTCAATGTCTACAGTTTTTGTCCTGCCCGGAATTGTAGTCTGGCGTATCTGCTCAGAAAGCTGTTTGATTTTTGCGTAACGAGCCTTGCCAAAAAGAACATCTCCTGTTGCACCAAGATCATCTATTTGTTTAGAAAAATTAGATCCCTTAAACGCAAACGCATCTTCACCGCTAGAAGCTGTCTTTTTAACAGCATTTGTTAGCCATGCATTAGCCAAGCGCTCTCTAAACTCGTTAGTAAACTTGTCTTTTTGGCCCTTCGGAGCATTAGCTCTAATAACATCAAGAGTTTTAGTTACAGACTGCGCGTCACCATTTTTAATAATTTTAGACATAAAGGTGACATTGGGCATTAGGTCTTCAATTGGTGTTCCAGATGTTCTGCTTCTGACAACAGCATCTCTAAGCTCTTTTAACCCAGTAGCTCTAGTCATGTTGTCGATTTTGTTCATGCCATCTAAATAAAACTTACGGGCTGATCCCAGCTCTTTGGCTGCGTTACTTAAAAGCTGTACACCCTCATCTCCAAGAGACCGCGCTGAAGACTGAGCAGCACTTGTAACGGCTTTTTCCGTCATCATGTTGTCAATCAAACGTATTGCATCGTCTAATTTGTTTGTGCCATTTAAGCCTTTGAAGGCAAAGTTTGTGTCCCAAAGCTTTTTACGCAAAAGGTATAATTGGGCAAAAGACGCTTTATTACCAAGGCTGCCAAATCCTTCTATTATGCCCTTTGCAACCAAATCCTCATCAGCAAGCTTATCGCCAATTCCTGTACTTGCTTTTATAGCTGGCCCATGACGATTTTTAAGCTGAGTAGCTACTTCTTTTAAACCACTGGTGGGGAATATAGTTGAATCACCAACCGTGTCTTTCATAACCTTATCAATGGCCGCGTACTTAGATGTTGCTAACTGATCAAATTGGTTTAGTGATTTGGCAAGAGATTGAAATACAAACGAATTGATGCCTTCGTCTACCTTCGAGGCGGCACCTAGCTCTTTTGCAAGTTCGTCAAATTGATTTAAAACACCACTTCTGGCTTCTTCTTCTGCTATCTTTAGGGCTTGATTCTTGCCTTGTATACCAGCTTTCAGAACGTCACCGGCTTCATCAGCAACAGACTGTGCTATAGGCTGATCTGCGGCTAAACCAAGCTGCGACTTGTAAGTGTTGAATGTATCGTTAAGTGTTTTAAAATTATTTCTAAGACGGTCACTGCTGCCTCTGATTTTTTCACCAATTCTTTGCGCTCTAGAACCAATTGCTGTGCCGCCAGCACTTTCAAGGGTTGGCGCAATCCCGCCAAATCCAACACGAGTTTCGCCGAAACCCATACCCGTTGGACCGGAAATCTCGGTCATTACCTCATCAACGGGACGGCCTGTTTGCTCGGAAATTTCTTTTGCTTGAGCTAGTAGTATTCTTTTAGACGCTTTTTCGTCAGCCAAACCCATACCAATAGTTTGAAGCTCTTCGCCCTCTAGCTTCTTGCCCCGCAAGCCACGAACAAATGGAGCAGCAATCTTTATTGCACCACCAATTACAACTTCACCGGCTGCACCAATACCAAAGTCTAACGCAAGATCTTTTGTAATCTCACTAGCGTTTTGTCTAGACACACCAAGAAGCCCTTCAATAGCTTCTTCAACCGCACCAGCAGCCGCTGTGCCTGTGCCAGCGCCCAAAGCCCCGCCTACAAAAGTTCCAAACCCCGGCCCCATTGTAGCCGTTCCCAGCGCTGCGCCTTTTACTGTGCCGTAAATACCACCAGCAATATCCGCGCCCATGCTTGTTAAGTCGGCAAGGTCATACCAACTCAAGCCCTCTTCATCAATAAGGGTGTTTTTCTGTAAGTCAACACCAAGCTTTTTGCCCCCTTCTGGGGTAAGTGCAAGCCTTCCGCGATTGTCGCGCAGAAAGTCAGTGTCTTTAGACATGCCGAATAATTCTGTTAATTTTGCATCTTCTTCTTCAGCGTTTTCAGCCATGGACAAGACAGCGCGAAGCAAACCGCTTTCTACACCGGTTTCTGTGTCAAGTTCCTGTTTTTTTTGAGCGGCTTCAGATTGGACTAATTCCTCCCGTGAAGACCTTTCCGCTTGTTTGGCAAGCTTTCTTATTGCCTGCATCTCAACGTAGTTCGGAGCATCTCCTTTTATCTCATAAGGAACGAATTGACCCGGTAGTATTTCTACATCAATCGTAGCCATTATTGCGTCCTAACTATTTTTCCGTCTTTAAAGACCAATCTACCTTCAGTCCCTTTTATTTGATCCAAGGTACCATATTTTTGAACCAAGCCATTTAAGTCTTTTGCGTCAACATGATTTTGAGGATCATATAGGTGATCAAGCCCCTGATCAAACTCAAGCCTTTTTTGTAAAAATGTATCACGCAGCAAATCTAAAGCGTTCATTGTTTCGTCAAGATTTGTAAACCAAGTTGGTTTCTTTAAAATTTCTTCTTCCCAAGTTCTAACGTCAACATTTGATATTCCGTTGCCGGTTTCTTGAGTTAAAAATCTTTTAAATCTACCCATAATTATTTTTACTGATTGCTCGTATTCTTTTGCACTTGTTGGTTTTCCAGTATTTAAGTCTGGGAATATAGCTTTTGCTACAGAGTTTAATTTGTCGTATGCAAATTTAGCCGTACCGCCCCCTTCTGCTATTTCTCTAGCAGCGGTTTCCATAGTATCCATAAGTTCAAGGGCATCATCAATACCTGCTCGTCCGTCTATGTATTTTCTGACCATAGGATCAGCACCAACAATCACAGGCTGATTTGGCTTAGATTTGTCATACGCCATAACAATATCAAAAGCGTTCTTTGGCCCTTGTCCAGAGGCAAATTTAAGATTGTAGGTTTTGTCGAATTCTGCACCAGCCATACCGTCTTTTAGCATGTCAAGTTCAGCTTTCATTCTTTCTGTCTTTCTAGACTCGAAGCCCTTTACTTGTGCTAATCTTTCTGCTGATTGAGCATCCATTTGAGCCTTCTGAAGCTCTTGTACCCTAGCCAAAGCAGCTTGCTGAGTTGCTAATTCTGTGGCTTTATCGCTTGCGACTTTTTGAAGTGCAAACTTTCCACCAGCGAGCTGACCAGCGCGAGCCTCTTTTCTTGCCTCTGCCAAAGATGGCATAGCTGCTTCACCAGCTTTACCAACAGAGTCAAGAATTTTCCCTACGTCAAACCCTTTACCGGCCTTATTCTGCATAAGAGCTAGACCAAATGCCATAAGCGCCTGAGATTTATCTACTTTTCCACTTACGTCTATTCCTGTGGCATCTGCAAATTGCTTTTTATAATAATCTATGTCTTTGCTTCCTGTGTCTTCACCGGCTTTTGCATCTTCATATGACTTCATAGCATCAGCTAAGGCGGCAGCATATGGGTCTTCTTTTCGTTGATTAACAGATTCGCCCTCATACTCTTTGGCCTCCTGCGCTTCCGCTTCTGCCATAAGCGTCATAGGTGAGCGTTCACCAGCCTCACGAGCTTCTGCGCCTGCCATAGCCGCAAGGTCATCAGCAACAGAGGTGATTTCCGTTGTTTGTCTAGGCATGCTGCCGTCTGGAGCTATGTTTCCAAATTCATCACCAAAAGATACATCAGTAACATCAAAATCCATGGTCCTTGGCATAGTGCCGTCTGGGGCTATATTTCCAAACTCATCTCCATAAAGATCTCTGCCTGTTCTGATGTTTGGCCCACTATAAAGACCACGAAGATCTTTTAAAATTTGACCGCCTAAATCCTTGCCAAATTCTCCAATATAGAATGGTGTTTGGGTTGGCTCTGAGCCATCAATATTCATGCCTGAAGACTCATCAGGCATAAACATAGGCTCACTGCCTGCTGACCCAGCCCCCATAAGACCGCCAAGTATATCACTTATGCTAGATTGAGCAGATTTACGAGCGTCAATGGCCTGTTGTTGAGTAGGGTATTTGCTTAATAATTGACCCAGTAATCCACCACTGGAAGCGTCTCTGCGAAACGCCGCTTCGTTTGCGTCACCTTGCAAAGATGGCGCTCTAATTGCCCCTAAACCGGAGCCTAAAGGTAGTATCTGATTCTGAGCCATTTATATACCCCTATTTCCCTGCTGGGCCAGTTGGCTTAATACCTTGCAGGGCTGTATATGCACCAACACCTGCTAAGAAAGGATTGGTGTCTGGTGTTGTTGCTGACTTGAATGTTGATGACAATCCTGAACTTGGAATGCCCTTGAGCAAAGACTGACCCATTTCAAGTCTTGTAAACGGCTCTTGAGCAGTCTGCAACTGGTTCTGGCGCTGTGCCTCAAGCTGCTGTTGCTGGAATGAGCGTCCGATATCGCCAAGCTGCGTAAGCATGCCAAGGTCAGCGCGGCCAAGCTCAGACTGTACGCGGCCAATGTCAGCAGTTGTACCAGCAAGCTGTCCATATGCCTGCCCCAGTCCGCCCATAAGCTGGCCTGCTTTTTGAGATCTTGCAATAGCCTCTGCATAGTCACTAGGCAATCCAGCCAAAGAGGTTCCAAGCCTACCCATAAGTTCTGATCCAGAAAGAGATCGTTTTTGCTGATCTTCAAAGGCTTGCTGCGCTCTTCTGGCGGCGTCTGCATACCCTGTTGAGCGCAACTGAGCGGCGGTTCTCGCCTGCTGATCCATTGTCGCCCTGCCAAGTTCAGCTTGAGCTACACCCTGTCTAGCGCCACCAAAAGCGCCAGAGCCTACTGCTTTTGCGCCAAGATTCTGTTCTTGTATTTGACCCTGACGAGCAATGTCTTGCATCGCTTGGTCAATAACATCTTGTTGATATGGGTCCATATAAGATGAAATGGAGGTTGGCGAAAAGCCCATCATGCCAGAACCAACAGAGCCAAGGCCTTGACCAATTGCTCCAGAAGCCTGCAACTGACGAAGGCGAGCAAGTGGATCACTAAATCTTGCAGCGCCACTCATTGGGTCCATAATTGTGCTAAGACCGCCAGAAAGCGCTGCCTGTCCACCAAGAGTTTGTCCGGCGGCTCCTAGCGTAAATGGAGCATAAGATCCAACCATTCCCGGAGCTATGTTAAGAGCCTGCTGCTGGAGTGGGTCAAGCCCAGCTACTTGCTGTTGTGGAAGCGATATGGGTTTGTCAAGAAGTCCGGGCGCTGTTTGCGCTCCAGAGTCGTCAAATTCACCAAATGCTGTACCAAGAAGGCGCTGTTCCAGACCTTCCAAATAAGGGGCTAGGCGTTGTACTTGTTCTACTGTTTGAGTAGCCATTAGGCCATCCTTTCAAACTTATCCATCATACTATACATGCGATTTATGCCTTGCTGAACATCACCGCCACCAGCGCCCTCTACTGCGTCACGGGTCATTACGAATTCACCAGCAGTCAACATGGCCGGAACATCATCTTGAGTTCCTGAACCCTCATTAGGGTCAATCCCACCATCACGGCGCGGATACTGTGCTAAACCGCCTTGATTGTAGTTAATCCCACCCAGTCTTCCATATTGCTTTCCGCCTGCATATGGCCTTTTTTCCCAAGAGCTTCTTGTGTCTTCTTCTTCATCGCCAGACAAAAGTTTCGCCAGCAATCCAGCGGCAGCGCCCTCACCAAGTTGAGTATTAAGAATTTTAAATAACATGTTATCACCGCCCATACCAAGGCCCTGCAATAATTCAGCAGACATGGTTTTTGCTGCAACTGGGTTAATTGCTTGACTTGCGCCAGCGCCAGCGGCCTGTGCGGCTCTTGCGGCCTGTGCGGCGGCACTCGGAGATTGAGACCCCCTCATTGGCGTAAATGGAGCATTTACCGCTTCCATACCCGCCGCGCCTTGATTGGCGGCTTGCCCAGCCTGACCAAACATCGTTTGTCCAATGCCGCCTAACAACGCTGATTTAAGTGCGTCTTTGGGTTTCTGACCAGTTAGCAGACCGATACCGCCAGAAAGCAAAGCGTTCTGTATGGCTGGACTCACTGCGCTACCAAACAAACCGCTAGCAGCAGGACCCAAAAAGCTGCCAGCCACAACGGGCAAAGCTATTTTTGCTATATCATCTAAAAAACCCATAACTACAATCCTTATTAAACACGAACAATTATACAGGAAATTCGTGCTATGTCACTATCTTCACTGTTCCTGCATCATTCCACAGTGAACCTACTTCCAACCCTGTTGAGCTAGTGGGCAAATCCGTTAATGTAAGCTTTGTTCCACGCATTTCGCCAGGATTACGTTCTTGCTGGATGTAGTTATCCAACGCTCTTACTAGATCTTCCATATAAGCTCTATTGTATTCTTCTGGAGCCTCGGGAAGTCTTGGTGGTGGTAGGGCGCGAGATGACATTAACGCCTCCCATCTTGACGGATATCTACACGCGGACTACCTAGTTTCCACCTGACACCAGAGCCTGACGAGTCAAGTCGAAAAGCAAACGATCTTCCTCTGGCTCTTATGTCTAGATTTTCTGTAAACTGCTCTACTGGTGCGGTTGCAGTTCTTGTTGCTGTCTTTGTGTCTGTTTGCAGGTAGTTTCCACCCGGATAGTTTCTTGCCTTAATGGTAAAATCAACTGCTGGATTGATAGATGTAGACCCCTCAAACTTAACATCGGGAATAATTCTTTTCAGAAACGTAAATCGCTCTCCATCCCCAACATCCATTTGACTCGACTCGATGAAAGACTCCATAGCCGCGCCATCGTCATCTTGTCCAATCTCGTGGTTGTAAAGATAATTTCCACCAGCCGCGATAGGGTATTGACGAATACCGCGATCAAGCCACGCGCTTCTGCTCAGTGTTCCATAGTACCAGACTTTTTCCAGATAATTGTATATTACATATCTGTCGTTTTCTTCAGAACTTGCAGAAGGATAAAACCAAACAACCTCCCCCCACTGTGAGTTTACGCCTGAAACAACCTTTTCAGCCTGTTCTTTATTAAAGTCTGTAAACACATAGTCCCGCACTGTACAGGGTAGCTGTGTAGTCTGACCGGCATATACATAGAAATTGTCAATGCCCATCCAGAAAACATAATCCTCAGTCGCTACCGCAGCTTTTGGCCCCATAATTGTGATGTTTGACGCGAGCTGCTGCAAGCCGAATGTAAATGGAGGCCCAATAAAGCGCAGTGAGTGAAGTGATTTATCTGTCCAAACCAGAACCTCACGTTTTGTTTCTACTGCCTGAACAAACGTAGATCCAGAGCCAAGGCGCAAGTCACCCGCTGTATTGGTCGCTGTTGCCGTCCAGTCGGTAATGGATTCTTGGTCAGAAAAACGAATCAACAAGTTATCTTGATCTGTGCCGCCCTGTGCGTTGCAGCCAAAAGCTATAACATGTCTATCCAAATCAGAAACCAAAACCTGCTTTGCAATGATCGGCGTGTTGGAAGCTCCACCTAAAGTTCCAATTTCTACAGCCCTTGAGGCCAAACTGTTGGTTTTGTCCCAGTAATAAATGCCGCCATCACGCGGGTTAATAATTAAATCTTCACCAAAGTTATCATGCGACCAAAGACGAAGCTCCGATACTGGTATAATACCACCAGCAGCAGATGAACCCCACCCAGTAAAATCTAGGTTAGGATCGGAGTTTCCAACAGCCAGAAACACAGTTGATGCGTTTGCGTGGCTGTCAGCGGATGTTCCATTTACACCTCTTGTCAGGCCGGTTAAGTCATTTCCAGATTTACCAGAATATGTGATTAGCTCTCGGTCAATCAAGATTGTACCAGTGGACGGAAACGGACTTGCGTTAAGAACCGTAAGCGTGGTGTCTACTGCCGAAAATGTACCGCCTTCATTTACGATTGTTTGCAAGCCACCAAGAGTACGCCCGCCATAGAGACCTGCGCCCCAACCTGTGCCACCAACAGTAGTGTTTAGACCTGTGTTTATTTGGTAGCTGCCAACAACGCTTGCTCCACCATTGCCTGTGTCAGAAGCATTGGCGGGGATAATTGTTGTTATTGTGTATGTATTGCTGTCAATAACAGTGTCTATTTGATACTCAGCGTTAAGAACAACGGCAGAGATTGAACCGCCAAGACTAGCAGCGCCGCTAAAAGTAACAAAGTCACCAGCTACAGCGCCGTGGGCTATGTCTGTTACGGTGATTGTTGTTGATCCATTGGTGGCAGAAAAAGTTACAGCACCCGCCGCAGTGGTAATGCGGATGGGGGTAATATCGAAGAAAGCCTCACCCTCCTCGATGTAGTATTTAACCGTAGTGCCAATACCCATAAAGTTGGAGCCATCTATCGCCACCCAGTTATGAAGCCGCCTAGCAGTGCCAATAAAACTATTGTTACTATACTTTTGCCAACCGCCAATTTTTTCTGGATAGCCAAGATGAAACCTAATTTTGTCGCCATCATACCAACCGCCCTCGTTTGAATACGAGGTGTATTCTCTGTTGACGCCGGGTCTAAATTGTAGCTTTGTTAATGGCATATTTCACCTACGATGGCTGCGTTATGCTGGTGGTATAGAATGTGCCTGTCATAATTTCAGACCCTTTAGCGTAACCGGATGGGTTCTTTAATCTAAAGCCAAACCACTTGTATCCTGCTGTCCTAGCAGCAGACACATTATTTGTAACAAGGTTAACAATTCCTTGGTTGTAAATGCCGCCAGTAAGAGTAATCGCGTTTATTAAACCATCGCTATCCCAACCAATAGAATAGTACCGCGCACCTCCAGAGCTACCACTGGAATAAGCGTCCCACTGAGCTACAATATTTGTTACGCCACCACTGTAAGTTCCGCCGTATAAAAGAACGTGTTGCGAATTGGAATTAACGTCTTCATTCTGTTGAACTGTAATGCTTGCGCTAGTAATAAAACCCGTGCCTGCATGAAACACTGGTTGATACACTACGGCGTTTGTTCCGGCGGAAAAACTAAAAGGCGCTGCTGTGCTACTTTGCGCTTGTAAGCCAAAAGCAGTGTTGCCAAAAAGGTAGTCCATGTTTACGGAAATGTTTCTAGTCTGTGTTCCTGCGCCGCCATAATAATCACTGAAGCTGGTCGCACCACTTTGGGGGATATTTACGTTTACAGCGTTGTCGGAAACTAGACTGCCGCCACGATAATATTCGGACACAGAGTCAGGAGTAGAACCTCCAAAGGCAGTTCTAAACTGAGATAAACTTATTTGTCCAGAAGCCGGTAGCGCCATTAGACTGAACCAAATGCTGTAACATCGTTCTCGGAAGTAATGGCTCCATTAGGAGCTATTTGAGCTACTACGTTGCTAGAATATTGGAATTTTAAATTACCAGCACCATCCATATACACATACCAATTACCAAATTGCATATGGTTATTGTTTGTTAGTGATATATTAAACCCATTTCCGTCTAGGTTGCCTCCAAGTTGTGGAGAGGTATCATTCACAAGTTCGGTGCTAATACCGTTAAACTGCGACTGGATATTACTGGTAACGCCGTCAAGATAACCAAGTTCTGTAGAAGTGACGTTAGCGCTTGCAGCAACTTTACCGCTACCATTAGATAACAAAGCCCTGTTTGCTGTTAAGTTTGAAGAGGTAATTGTTGAAGCTGCACCTGTTACGGTGTCTTGTTTAAAAGCGACAAGGCCGTTTAGCTGTGGTTGAATGAGGCTGGTAACACCGTCTGTGTAGTTAAGCTCCGCTGTTGTTGCGGTTATGCCGTCAAGCGTATTAAGCTCTGCGGCAGTGGCGGTGACCTGCGTTCCGTTTATGTCCAAAGTCGTAGCATTAACATTTCCTGTTATAGATAAAGCGCCAGTAAAATCTGAAACCGCAGCCCCTGCTCCCGCGCCATCTGCGTAGATGATTTTGGTTTCACCACTTGGTATGGTTGCATTTCCCCCGCTTCCTTGAGTAAATACAACAGATTGAGCGGTGGTGTTTCTTACAAAATAAATTTTATCTTGGTCATTCGGACTGATTGTAACAGTGTTTGTTCCAGAAGGTGTACCCGCAAGAATTAAAACCTTGTACTGACCGTCACTTAAAGTACCGTCTGTAGTCGTTAGGGTATGACTAGTTCCGGCAAGCGTAATAACGCCCACCCCATTTAGGGCGCGGTCAATGATGTCAAAGTTATTGTTTGAGGTTGCACCCCAAGTACCCGCCTGCTCACCCGAGCCGGGTTTTTCAATACCGGAGTTGTTTGTATATGTACTAGGCATTTAAACCACCTTTTCTGTCCAGATGTCTACTATACCACCAGCGTTGATCTCTGTCCACGTTCCACCTGTTGGGTTTATCTGAACCCAAGACTCTTGTGGTGATGTTGACGGAGATCCTGTCCAGATGTCCCAATAGAGACGACCATCAGTTGTTTGTATGAATACACCGCTGATTTGCAGCGGGTCTGCTTCAAAAACCCTAGAGGCAAGAGTTGCTTGCGTGAACGAAGAGTCTTGCTCTGATATACCGCCTCGAACCGCTATCCCGTTTGTTGTCTGTATGAATACAGCTTCCAGTGATGCGGGGTTGTTTGTGATTGCCCCGCCAAGAGCCGATACAATAAACGCTGCCTCTTGCTCGGATATACCACTAAGGGTGCTGCTTGCAGCGCTGCTTTGGATAAAGGCTGCGTCCTGCTCTGATATACCAGTGGCGTAGCGAAGCCCCTCGCTAGTCTGAATAGTGCTAAACACCTGCCCTGAGATGCCTGTGGCGAACCGAGTGGCCGCACTGCTTTGAGTGAACTCAAGTGTGGCATCTATAATACCAACTAATATGCCAACAGCAATTGATGCCTTACTAGCAATGGCGTTCATTTCGGCGCTAGTAATACCGATATATGTACCGGTCTGATCTAGTGTAAAGTTGGCATCAGCGGTGGCTGAACCCAGCGTTAGAATGCCGTGATCTGCAATAGCCCTTTCCGATAGCGCCAACTCACCTAGCATTAACTAACCCAAGCTCCCGCTTCTTCGTTCCAAAAATACACCTGTCCATCATTTGGACGCTCTACAGGCGCGTCCCACAAACAAGTTTCCTCGTCCAAAATCCAACTTTCGTATGGTTTCGGTGGGATAAAAGCATCCCGCTCGGTGTCATAAGTAAATCCAATTCCAGCGTAGTTTTTACGCAAAGGGACACCGTTATCCTCTAGCCTTGTTTCTGGGTCATAATGTTTGCCGCCGTAAGTGTTATAGGATGTTTGAATCCACTGACCCGGTTCATGGTCTGCAAGTGAATCAAAATACTCGGCCTCTGCCACAATGACCTGAGTAACAATACCATCTTTAACTTTTGCATAATGTGCCATATCGTTTCTCTTTACGCGGTAAATGTACTAGAACTTGTAAATGTGTGAATTGTATACCCGTTAGAGTATGTAATCGTTCCACCTGTACCTCGCGTAGAACCTAAGTACCTAACAATCACAATACCGGAACCACCATTCCCCGCCGTTGGTGGTGTGGCAAAATTTCCCGCAGCGCCACCGCCACCACCGCCATAGTTTGCCGAAGCGTTTTGCCCAGCGCTACCACCAGCGCCAGCATTTCCACCGCCGCCAACGCCACCAGCGCCAGCACTGCTCCAGTTGCCACCAGCGCCACCGCCACCGCGTGTCACCGATGAACCGGTAATTAAAGAAGATATACCGCCACCGCCATTTATTGAGCCACTGGAAGACCTGCCACCGGCTCCGCCGCCACCCCCTCCAGATAGGTCAAAAACCCCACCCTCAAGTCTGCTATTGCCCTGAAAACCTTGCCCAGCAACATTATACCCGCCAACGGCGTTGTCTGCGGCGTCATACCAAGCCCCAGAACCGCTACCAGAACCGCCAAAATAACCCGGGCTTCTATGTGCGCCGCCGCCGCCGCCACCCAAGGAAACTATTTCACCAAAAGCTGATGACCCACCCTGTGCATGTGTGCTTTGTGCTGCACCAGCGCCAACGACAACATTAAATAACATTCCTGAAGTTACAAAAAACGGACCTTCACCCTGCGACAAACCACCAGAATTTTCTCCGGGAACATTTGACCTATATCCACCAGCGCCGCCACCAGACGCATCTCCGTAATAAGCTGATACGCCGCCACCGCCACCGCCAATAACCAAATATTCAATCATATACGCCCCTGTGGTTGGTGCATAAAAGGCTTTCCACGTCCCGGATACAGTGTCGTACCATTCTGGCTGATTTGAATTAGTATTTAGCCGCACCATACCTTCAGCGCCAGTCGGTCTTTGCGCAGTAGTGCCAACAGGCAGTTTTACATTTGAGTGACCAAAGTCTGTCCCAGACATAGTTGTGCTGGACAGGTTCAGCCCAGTGATATTTTTATCTGCAAAATCGGCTAGGTCTCTTGCACGGCTCATTTACTTACTCCGGCTTTGTAGGCCACACAACATCGTCAAGCGAGGTGTAGCTGTCGGTGATGTCACGCAGTGCCTGACGGTATGCTGTACGCTCGGCGCTCATTGTAAGGTCAGACGATGCCCACCAGTCGGTAGCCGCAATCAAGCGGTCACGCTCGGCGCGCAACAGCTTCAAAGGCTCCGCTGCATTAAGCTCGGTTAGCTTTGCGTTGACGGTTGCCCAGCTACATCCCCAGTCAGCTACGTTGCTGCTTTCGATAGCCGAGCCGTTTTCGTCTGCGCCCGTAACCTTACGGAACATCTCATTAAATTCTGCTTCATTTGTTGGCTCACCGCGCAACACCCATTCGGTGATGCCTAGTTCGGTCAGAGCCTCTGCTATTGATGCCATTTTGTTTTTACTCCTATCCTACTAAATGCCCACTAAAGCTGCCAATTCTATCGAAACTCCAACTTGTATCACTGTGCGTTAGAAACTTAACTTGAGCAGTTTGGTTTGCGTCCATTTCTATAATTCCTGAATATACTAACGATTGGTATTGACCCTTTGGTGTGTGTATTGTATATGTCTGGTTCAAATTAAGTTGACTTGAGTCATTTGAGAAATGAATGGCAGCTAGGTTATAATCGCCGTTTTGCTGGGTATCATTTACCCTTATGTTGTAGGATAAAAAGTAATTACCAGCCACAGGCGCAGTAAACACATTTGCCGAATAACAGTTACCAACATTTATATTTACACTGTCCCAATTAATAGCTACCCAAGCATTGGGAGTAGTTTCACTTTGAACTGTGGTTTTACTGACAGAAAACACTGGTTTAGCTGGTTGTAAAATTCTGCCAGAACTATCAATCGTCAGCGCGGTGTTGCTGTTTGTTGGGTCTTGGATCTCGGAGACTTTCAATATGCTCGTCATTGTGCAATCTCCGTTACCATAACTATTCTATCATCTCCAGTTGACCAAGAGTTGTGTAGTGTTCCCAAAGAGTTTACTTGTGCTTGAAATTGTAGCCGCATTGAATTTGTTGTACCGGCTGTGTTCGCGTGAAGAAATGGGTAGTCAATCATTGTACTTGCAGGCTGGTTATATGAAGAACTACCCATATAGCTGTTACTGCTCCATTGTGTGTCGCCATTATTTGAATCTACAATCCTAAATCTGCCATAGCCATTAGCATTGTCTAATAGTAGGGTAATTGTAGTTTGCCAAACTAAGATACTGTTGGAGAATTTTGGCGTTATATCTACATACCAATTGGTTACATCTGTCATAGAACTACTAGTAGTAGTAAATCCACTGTTTGGTACAGCGCGATATTGAACCTGAACCACATGACCCGGAATCTGCACACCGTTGCCGCTGGTCTTCTCGTTAATGGTATCGACATAGAGCGTACTCATTGTGCAATCTCCATAACAAATAAGGATGAACTTTTAAAAGACCCTGTAACAGTGTTAGCTCCTTCGGCGTATACAAACGGCCTCAAGCGGATTGTTTGTGGGCTAGTTGAAGCTGGGGTGAATACCCCAGAAATTGTTTCTGCCGGGTAATAAAGAGAGCTAGAAGTTACATACAAATGCTGATACCAAGGATAATCTGACATATCAATTGAGTCTTGACCATCATTTCTAGTAATTATTTGACCATGTGCCATACTACTAGTAGGGAGCATTGACGTCCAACCTACAATACCTACGCAATATAAAATACTACTTGTAGATTTTGGCGTAATGGTAACTGAGTTAGCGAGAGTATAAGTTCTGTTTGCGAAAAAACTACCATATATCGCGGTCGGTCCAGAAACCCCATTAAAATTTGTAATAGACGCTACCTTTGATACTGAACTTCCAAACTGAACCATACTACCCGCTGGCAGTGTCGCACCATTAGGAAACGATGCCTTGCCTGTACTTGCGTCAAGAGTAATGCCGCTAGTACCCGCCGCATTGTTTATTTGGTCTACATTTAATATCGAAGCCATCTATGCCTCACAGTATTGTTAAGTTGCCGTCAACCGTGATTGTGGCTGATGGGTCTATGGTCAGTGGGCCAATAGCCAGCGCATTTTCTGCCGTGGCAATTGTCGTGTTCTGCGTAACCGTCTGGTTATTGGTGCGGAACACAGCCGTATGTACCTTCGTTACTGTCGTCTGGAAGTTCGGCGCGGTTATGCCGCCAGCAAAAGTTCCCCCAGTTGACGCTGCCACCACATCCGCAAAGGTCTGGACGCGGTAGGCTATAATTACAATCTCGTCATTCAGTGTAGCGCCAGTGGCTAAAGTAACCGTGTCGCCGTTGCTGATAGTATAGTCTGTTTCGTCCAGATGCACACCGTTTAAAAACACATCTACAACAGGGCCGCTAAACGCCAGAATGGCGCTGTTGATATCCGCACCAGTAAAGACTGTCTGGCTGGCTGTAGCCACATACTTAAACCGGATGACATTGGTGTAGCTAGATGGCGTGTCAATAGAGCGCCCAAGGTAGCGCACCATAATCACATCGCCGTTAGCAGGCGCTGCGCTGAATGCTAGGGTGTTGGCGGATGCCGTATATGCAGCCGAGGCTCCCGGTTCCTGAACCACGTTGCCGATAGTGACGATGATTGACTCACCGTCTGGCACAGTCTGGGTCAGGCCAAACGAGGTCGTTGACCCATCGCCCGTGAAGCGCTGGGAAGCTACCGTTCCATAATTTGGTTCTGATCCTATGTATGCCATTAATCAGCTTCCTCTATGGTTAGTGTGCCATCTTCTACTTGACGCATGATTTCTGCATAGTGGCGGTTGGCTGGGTCGAGTGGGATTCCATAAATAACCCCATCTTTAGTAGCGTTTACGCCAACAGTATTACCAAGACCATCGTTTATGTATTTTACAGCGTCAAAAATAATATCATTCATAATTCAGCATCCATTTTCATCCGAAACGATGTGTACCTGTTGGAATTATCAGACTGCAAATAAGCCCCTGTTCCAATTTGAAAGGTATTAAGCGAATTAAACCCACCAATATACGAAATGGTTGCTGTTACACCGCTTGAAAAACAATACCCTTGATTTGCGGTTCCGGTGCTTGGGTGAAAAACTGTAATCGTAGGGTTACCTCTCATAGGCTGTGGTGGAGCCGGTATTAGATTTCTATTTGTATTATTACTATCAACAATTTGAGTACCCACCCAGTTAGATTCCGCATAATACCGCTGACACCTAGCCAACTCATCACCGTATGACCGATGCTCAAACGGAGTGGCTGTGTCGCCGACTTCTAGCTGGACGCCGGTTATACTCCAATTATTACCCACTGTGTCAGATAGGTTTACATTACCTACTGCACGATTGCCGTTTGTACCATGCCATGTGTCAGCGTTATATGTGCCACTAGTAAAAGTAGAACCAGCACCTAACCACCAGTAGATGTTTAAAGAAGCAACATTACCGTCAGTTAAGGGGTCTGTTGTGTTTCCTGAAAAAGTAAGTGTTTTGTACTCCCAAGTATCTGCCACACTAACTGTATACTGCAAAGATTTGTAAGGGGGATTTGCCGCATCTTGAGAAAATTCTACGTTATATGTTCCTGTTTTAGATGACTTTACCCAAAAAGAAAGCGTAATTTTTTTAGCAGAAGCACTACCCCAATCAAGGTGTTGAAGGTTATAGCCTTCAATTGAATGTTGCATTATAAGATAGTCACTCGCTCCCGGAGAAGCATCAGCGGTTGAACAATAAAATCGTTTTGATTTAGAAAACCCATCAGGAGCGGTTGAACTTTGACTAATATCATACCCTCCCATTAGATTATTCACGAGCCTAAACCTGTCCGTAGAGTAATACCCAGAACCACTTTGCCCAGTAGCATCTCCGCGTTGATTAATAATTTGCGCTCCGTTGATGATAAGATTCCTGTGCGTAAGCACCTGATCCGTTACCTTTGGTACGGTAACGGCATCGTCTGCAATACTGTTTGTATTAATGGTGCTTATCGGCATCTATTTACTCCGGTTTTGGGTACTTGTTTTTCAACTGGGTTATTGCTGTAGCCCAAGGCCCTGTTGATGACAGAGTGCCAGTGTCCATTAACTCGTGATAAATCATGTCCAACTGTTCCCCGACACGGAGCAACTGACCAAACTCGTTTTGTCTGTGAGACTGATACTCAAACTTCTTGGCCTCTTCAGCGTGTGCTTCAAGCATGGCTATTTGTTCTGGTGTTAGTTCCATAATTGCTCCTATGCCAAAGTATGATGTGAGACTTCGGTCATCGTGATGCCACTACCTGCGCTGTTTACTAATGCTCCAGCCCCGTAGTATGGATAGCCATCAAAGTTCAGGAAGATTCGCACATCGCTCATAGCATAGCCCATTGTTAAGTAGACTTCCGTTTGACCGCTGCCGGGTGTGTTTAGGTTTACAGAAAATGTGGCGTAATTAGTTGTGCCGTGTTGGAGAGTAAATGCACAGCCACCATAATGTAGTATGAAACTGAACTGCCCAACCCCGAAGAAACCAGCGTTCTGAAAGACGGTTATTGAGCCACCACCGGCTGTCCAAGCGTTTGTCGTGAATATCTTCTTGCCCTGTCCAGCAGTAAAAGCCCCACAGTCGAATTGATACTGATGTGTGCCTTTCTTACGAATATACGCATGGTTATTTGTGTCTATTCTTACACCGCCAGAACCTGAGTTTGTTATTCTGTTAGAGATGTAGAGGTCTTTCCATTTGTATGAGCTATCCCCAATATCAAAATAATTGTTATTCCAAGGTTTAATATTACCCTGACCCCAGATGATATTTGATGTAGCAGATGTTCCAGAATTTGGACGAATAGATACGTGACTAGTTCCGCCATATCCTATAGTTCCACTCTGCACCCCAATACTACCCACAGTGGTGCCGTCTTTGCGGAACTGCACAATGTCGCCATCGGTTGATATACGGTTGAACATAGCTGCTTGACCGCTTGCACGATTGAACGATGTGGCTCCATCGGGATTGAGGTTTATGCCTGTTGTTGTACCGGAGTAAATAGTGCTGCTTGTCGTACCCACCAGCAAGTTTCCGCTGCTGTCGATGCGCATTTTTTCGGAGCCGTTTGTTCCTATAACTAAAGGATATCCTCCAGTACTCCATAGATAACTTGCAGCACTACCCCCTGCTATAGAAATCTCTGCGTTTTGACCCCCAGCTAAAATTTCTGGTGGATTTGCGCCAGAACTATGTACCTCTAAAACTAAAGCGCTTCCGTTTGCGTTGCCTGTTGGCGAAGTCGTCCCGATGCCAACCCGACCGCTGCTGTCGATGCGCATTGCTTCGGAGCCGTTGGTGTAAAATATACGAGGCCGTGTTCCAGCAGTCACATCATAGACCGCCGCGTTGTTAGAATTAATATGCCAATTTAATGTGTCACCACTTGACAATTCTAACGATGAAAAGTTCCCGGCGGTTGCTGTGTTTACAGTTAAAGCTGTTGAAGACAAACTTTTGTTTGCCGAACTCGTCTCAATACCGACGTTGCCACTAAACGTCCCAGTCGTAGCAGCAAGCGCCTGATTAGGATCATGCTCTAAGCGGCGCGTTACCTCTGCCGAGCCGCGATAGATAACATAGATGTTACCTGTGCCAGATGAGGGCGCGGCGTCAAAGGTCAGGGTCGTACCAGTTGCTGTGTACGACTTGCCAACACCCGGCTCCTGCTGAATGTTGTTAACAAACACTTCTAGGTCTTCAGGCACGTTTACGGCGCGGTTAAGCGTAAACACGGTCTGCGAACCAGTGCCGTTAAAATACTGACTTGTTGCCTTGGTTAATGCTTGCTGAACTGGAGTGCCTATGTATCCCATTAGTTAGCCTCCAGTGCCGCAATTCGGGCTTCTAGCTGTTCGATCTTTTCAACCGCCTCAATCAGTGCCTTTGTAAGCAATGGGGTTAATTTAGACTGGTCAATTCCTTGATACACAGGATTGCCATCGTCATCCACCTCGTTATGTGTGCCAGTAATTGCCTCTGGAACAACCGTCTGCACCTCGTGTGCAAGGAAGCCATCAACAGGAACAGCATCATCCCCATCTGCAATCCACTCAAACCTAGCAGGACGTAGTTGCTTGAGGCGGCTGGTTGCGTCCCAGTCATAGGTAACTGCGGTTTTTAGGCGGTAGTCTGATGAGGTGTTGTAACTGGTAGACGTTCCAGATGTTTCAATAGAGCCAACAACGCCGTTTGGGTTACTAAAACCTAAAATGTCACGACTGCTTGTTGTACCAGAGTGAAACCTAAACCTATCGCCTGTACCAGTGTTCCAGTAAAAATCATCGCTTGTGCCAGAATAAGAGAAGCTGCCGTTTTTAGAAATACCGCCGCTGCTGTCGATGGCGAGTCTTGTTGATGCGCCAGTTTGTGCATCGTTTTGCGTTTCAAATTGAAGATTACCATTTTGCAAACGAATTTGATAATTTTCATTTGCATTACCGTCTGTTTCTTTTAGAAAGATTGTAGGTCTAGTTCCAGACAAACCTAGCTGTTGATAATCGCTATCGTGAATAAACAAACTGTGTGTTGTGTTGGTTGTCGTCCCAATGCCCAACGCTTCCGCACTCGCATCCCAGAAGAACTTTGCGGTTGTGCCTGTGTCCTCGTAGAAGCTGATGTCGCCGTTGGAATCAAATCTGCTTCTATATTTTAAAGATGAACCATCATTAGTCCGTATTCTTACTCCACCTGCATCACTACCTGCAGTATCTTGAAAGCCAAAAAACTCACATAAATCACCGGCATTTGAAGATAGTATTAACCTACCACCCGCACTTGCAACATTAAGGTTTTGCTTAGATTTAATAAAACCATTTGTTTCTGTTGTTATTTGCCCACCGGATACATCAACAGTCAACCCATCAGCCGTCACAGTGCCAGTGACATCAAGCGCAGTTGTCGGTGCCGCATTGCCCACCCCAACTCGGTTATTCGTGCTGTCAACGTAGAGCGGACCCTTTTTAATGTCACTAGTCGGCATCAGGTGATCTCCAGTACAGACAGGGTAACGTCAGCGGCTGATGCCTGTGAAGCTGTCACAGTAATAGAGTCGGCCTCGTTTACAACAATCTTTTGATCTCCACCTACGGCAACAAGAGCGCCCCCAACCGGAACTGGTGCGTCCTTGACGATGTAAACATTATCGCCGTCATCGTTTACAAACTGGATATCTACGGTAATCCCTGTAGACAAGATGTTTGCCACGTTCATGCCGATAACTGTTGTTTCTGTGCTGGCGGGGCAAGTGTATATGGTGGCTGCGCTTGTCCCAACCGCCGTGTCTGTTACTGTTTTAAATGTATTTGCCATTTCTTACCCCAATGCTATCGCAAACGCCAGCGAGTTATCCGTGAAGTTCACAGGGGTGCCGGTTGCATCGTTAAATATCATCTTCTCTGATGGCATCGTACAAAAAATTGTACGAGTGCCTGCTGTCCAGTTAATCTTTTCGTCACCAATAGTCAGCGCCACATCGTCTGCTAGTGTTACAGCAGTATCCAGCACAATGCTTGTCTGGCTGTTTACCGTGGCGATAGTAACAACACCTGATATGCCCGTGCCACGCACACGCTGACCCACCGTTAAAGTGCCGCCTTGCACATTGTCCACAGTCACAGAGGCTGAAGCACTAACCGCGCCGTTTACATCTGCTGTAATCTTTGTGCTGCTGCTTTCAAAAATTGTGTCTCGTGACAGGGTTGTGCCGGACAAAGTGTATGTGCCAATGCCAACCTCAAAGTCCGTGCCATCCGTACAGGAATAGTAGGTGGTGTTAGAATCACCTACATCGGCAAAAGAATCAAAACCAGTCACGGCACCGGCAAGAGTTAACGTGCCAGTGCCTGTGGTGGTTGTTGTTTCTTTAACACGGTCTTTGATTACAAGAGCCATATTACTTCAACTCGATGCTCAAGTTACCTGCGTTAATACGGAAGATGTCACCAACTGCAAGTGTTTTACTTGCGTCTAGCGCACCCACAAACAAGATGTTCGACCCGTCAAATGTAAGCACAGCATCATCTGCAAGCGTGACCGCTGTGTCTAACACAATGCTTGTCTGTGAGTTTACTGTAGCTACACGAACCACGCCGCTTGTCGCACCAGTAATACCTGTGCCAGTGACCACATCGCCTACAACAATTGTGCCGCTGTTGCCGTCAAGTGTCACAGCCGTTGAAGCGCTTGTCGCACCATTTACACTTGCAGTGGCAATGTTTTTATCTGCTACAAAAGCGTGGGTTACGGTATAAGCACTAGCCAAACCTGAAGCCGCTGAGTACTCAATGTTATCATCGTTAATAACACGCTGGGCGTCAGAAACAGCAACGTCAGAAACAGAGTGTGCATAATCTGTTGTTCCAGATACACCGCGCGTACAACCTGTCAGGGTATTTGTGCCATCAAAGTTAAGGGCTACATCATCAGACAAGGTAACTGCTGTGTCCAAAACAATAGCGTTCTGGTTTGTTACCGTGGCTACACGAACTGTGCCAACAATACCTGTACCAGTGACAACCATACCAACAGTAATTGTACCGCTGTTCCCGTCAACTGCTACGTTAGTAGAAGAGCTAACTGCACCGTTCACATCGGCAGTGGCAGTAGCGTCCTTACCAGTGTATGTGATGATCTCATCGTCAATCGTCACTGAACCACTGGCAGGAAAAGCCTCTGCATCAGTCAGAATTAATTCTGTGTCGCCCTGCGCGAAAGCTACCGCTACAGTTGTGGTTGATTGTTTCCAGCCTGCTGCGTTGACTTGCTGGCGTGTATAGTTAGCGTCATCTGTGTCAACCTGTACTTCGGTGACCTTCTGACCTTCCGCGTCCGTTGCTGCGGTTGCCAAGCCGACATAAATGCTGTTACCCGGCGAAGCAAAGGAAAGAGAATCATTCTTGAACAAATAGTCCAGAACTCTCCTTTCCAGATAGGTGGTTGCTGCGTTTGATGTTGCCATCGTTCCTTACTCCTGTTTAAGTGCGTGGCCTATCAGGTAGACCTCTCCTGTAGGCATCGCTATTCTCTCTAGCT